TTACTCTTGCACCACTTTCTATGCCTTCTATAGTAATAGAAGTTAATAGTCTATCGTTATTACCAAATAATGAAGTAGAACTTATAGCGGTTAAATTAAAACTTGTTCCTCTAATAGTTTCAGAAAGAACAGAATTAGAGTAGGGTCTTTGAGTTGAAGTTGTTCCTGTATTAGTACCAACTCCACTAAAAGTAGTTAATAACCTCCTATCAGCAATAGTTGCTAAATATCCCGATGCTTCTTTTAAAGTAGCTACACCATTTAAATTTAATGTTTCAGGATTTACTACAGTGCTAGAGCCTAGTGAGAGTTGAATCTTAGAAACATTAGCTGTTACTACAGGCATCTTTGTTGTACCTCTAGGTAGTGTAACTAATTTAGACGTCATTATATTATTATCGTCTGGGAAAGCTTCTATGATATTCATATTTTCAATTGCTTCTCCAGAGAATTGAGAACCATTAGGATGGTTTTCGTTAAAAAGAGTATAATCTATTTCATCATCTCCTAAAGCAAATTGTGTGATTCTAAAAGAACCGTCTTGTCTAGCTAATAGTTCTCTACCTTTTTTAGTTAAAATAGCATCTACTATTATAGAAGTATTATTTAAGTATCCCATTTTATGTTTTTCTATAAATATATAATTTTTTAAAAAATTATGTTAAAGTTTGATTTTTTACATTAATTGTTTGTGGTACCTGTGTTCTACCAATATCTACACCTGCTGTACTAAGAATATATATTAAATTATCTTTTAAAAACGGGTGTAAATTATGTGGAATTATAATAACTGGTAATTCACCTATACCTGAAGGTAGTTGGTTTTCTAAGTCAAGTTCTACTAATAATGAAGGGACTGAATCGTCTAATTGTGATACTATATAGGCTAATTTATTACTATCAGCAAAATCATCATCTTGAGAATCAGGTTTAAATTTTGAGCTTAATGATATTATCCTACTAAAATCCGAACTTTTTTGTATTTCAAAAGTTTTAAAAGCTTTTCTATTAGTAAATTCTCTGTTTATTGGTGCAAATTCAAATCCGGATCTATGTCCTAATGTAATAAAAAATCTATTTTTTCCAGGATTTGAATTAATATGAGTTAATGTTTGTTCAAAAAAATCATCTAATTGCCCATGTGTTGTTACAGAAGAACTAATAAAATACTTATCAGTTACTTCCGTATGAAGAGTAGCAGTTAAATTATTATCTGATAAATTTGTAGAGTCAGAAGGTGAAGTACCAGCATATTGAAATAAGGTTTGTGATACACTTATTGCACTTTCCCCATTATTAGCTACAGTAATTGCTTTTGATAATTTACCCCCGTTAAAATATACATTATAGGTATCTTTAAGTAAGTTAGGAATAGTATTATCTAATGGAATTAGGCTTATGTTTTTTCCATTGGGAAAATCATCAAAAAAACTTCTATAAAAACCTATTTTAGCTGAGCTTTCATCATTACCAAAAAGAAAATCATCTGTTTCTAAATCCCTACCTATTGTAAAAACTTTACTTATATTAACATATGATGCACTAGGAAACTGAACTAAATTATCTTCTTCAGGATTTTTTAAATTAGTAATAGCAGTTCCAATATAAACGTTTTTTGTATACTTTTGTACTACTGAAGATTTACCATATGTTATATCTCCGTTTGTAAAAGTATTTAAATTACTTGCTTGTAATTTTGAACCATTATAACGAGGATTATTCCATCCAGCTAAGCTTAATACACTATCATTAAATTCTACAGTAAAATCTAAATCACCAATCTCTTTTTTTGTAATAAAAGATTGCTGAGATGGGTTAGTAGGTGCTACAACTGGGGTTAAAGCTGATTCTATATTTGATCCGGGTCCTGGCATGTTTTAAATTATCTTTCTACTGTTTCTTCACTAATAATTCCGGTATTAGGGTTTTGTGTTGGGGTATTATCAACAACTAGTTGGTCATATGGTTTAATTCGATTAAAGAATAAATCGCTTCTTCTTCCATAAATAGCATTATTTTCTAACGAACCCTGTGTACCCTCAGTAACAATGTCCTCAACATCAATACTACCTTCATGTAATAAATATTCAGATGATACCGGGGGGTTTATTTGCCCTAATTCAAGATTATAATTTATAGTTTCGGTAGTTAGATGAGTTCCATTAATTTTGTGCCTTTCTAAATAATGGGGTTCTATTACTAAACCAGTTTTTAAGTTAGCTTTAGCAGGAGCAAACTGCTCAATCATTTTAAATAATGTATGATCGAACTGTTGTATTAACTTTATATAATCAAAAATATTAGTTATTTTTTTATCAATTTTTTGAAAATATATATCTTTTAAAGAATCTAAGTCTGGGTAACTTCCTGAAATATAATGGCGTGGATCACCAATATAATCATCCATTCTAAACCCACCTAAAGTATAAATTATATCTTCATTAACTTCAAAGGTTGGAGAAAAGAATATTCCTAAATCTGAAAAATCATTAGGTTGTCTATCGTAAACTGATTCTTCACTAGATATAAAGGGTGATAAAATATTATCTTGTACTTCACCTGTATCTAATCTTACTTTATCAGATACCATAGATTTACCTACAGTATCTGGTGTAGTTAAGTGGTGGGTTTCTTCTTGGTCTACAAAACTAGCATTTGGGCTTGCTAAACCTATAGATGCTGAATATTGGTCTCTAAATGAAGAGTTTGGAGCCTGATTATCAACATAATTAACACCTTCAGGGAAGGTAATTAAATTAGAACCCATAGGAACTCTTAGATATAAATGTTCAAAACTTGAAGATATAGAATTACCATTATAATTAAATGGAGATAGTGATTGACTTGCTATAGTATCTTTAGTTAATAGTTCTGTGTATACTCTAAATTCTTGTGCATTACCCTCAAATTGACCACCTGCTGGACTCATATTATTACCCTCAAGAGTACCTAAGCCCATTTCTATTCCGGTAGATGAACCTGTAAGAGTACCTGAAATGAAAAACGCAGCATCAATACTACATGAAGCCATATAAGTATTTAAATTCGGTGTAGTTTGGGTGGCAAAAAAACTAGCGGTATTTGAAGAACCACTATCTATAGTGACTGTAAAATTCCATACTCCCCCATTATAAATAGGAACTGCACTACTAGATGCTACTATATTATTCGCATTATTATAATTAATATTTAGGTTAGCTAATGATCCGCTATTACTGTCTGAAGTGTCTAAACTTTGAGATACACTAAATATTAAGTTATTTAAAATATTACTAGTTGGTCCTACTTTAAAAATTGAATTTCTACCAGGTATTTCCGAATCAAAATCTAATTTTGCTCTTACTTGTATAGTTTTTGTCGAAGATAAAAAATTATTATCTTTAACTACTACTAAACCGGAGCCGGCTAATCCCTGTGGGGATACTCTTAAGGCTTTACTAAATTTAGGATAACTAAATGTTCTAAATGTGGTTTTATCAGCTACAGGTCCCCCATATTCTTTAATGTGTAATATACTCTCAGGGATACCATAACAAGATATTAATGCTTTCATACCTCTTTCAGTACCTTTAGTTTTTAAAAGGTAAGGTAAATTATGGTATAATCTTTTATGTACTTCGGAAGTAATATCTTTTTTAGGAATTGATCCTGCATTTGAAGCACTTACCATACTTTGAGAAGTAGGTGCTTGATACTGAAAATTACCAGATGCTCCTTCATCCCCTATTATATATGAAAATAAATTTTCATTTTCAAATTGATCAAAAACTTTAAGACCTGCTCTTTCTAATGTTTCAGAAACTAAGTTTTTAGAAACACCTCTATTTAGTTTATTTTCAGCTTTATTAATATTAGTTATATGATTAATATAAATCCAGTTTCTATCAAAATGTTCACCTATCATATTTACAAATAATGTGTATTGATCATTATCTGTGTTTGAGACAATATGTTCGGGTAAAGTGTCCGTTAATCTATGAATATTAATATCATCATATTCGGATCCGCTTAAGAGTTGTCCCCCATAATAGTTATTATTATAATCTTCACTTCCTAGCCAAGTTAAAGCCGAAGGAGAAGTAGTGCTTACATTTGTAAATGGTTTTGAAGAGTTCTCTTTAGGCCAAGAATAAGTTCCAGATTCAAAATATAAAAATCTTTCATATGCATCAAAATCTGTTAACAGTTTGTTTTTTTTCTTTTCTATTCTATCTCTTTCAGCAATTACTACAGCAGAAGAAGTTTGATCGCCCTCTAAAGTATCTATTTCAGAAATATCAGTATCATAACTCTCTAGAAGAGTTAATTTATAATTAAAATTTTTTAGTCTTTCTACTGCTGAACTGAAATGGATAAAATTTTCAAAATGATATCCTGAATTAGTGTTTGTATCAGAAAAATCTATAGCTAATTCAAAATTTCCAGAAACATAACTTTGCACATTAGCAAAAGAAGAACTTATAGAACTTCCTAGCAACTGGTCGTAATTTCTATATGAAGAAGGCTTACTTGAGTTTAATCTAGTATCTATTCTTAAATTAGGACCTTTAATTTCTTCTCCTACAATTAGGTCTTCTAAGGTAGGTTCTCCTAAATCTATATTAACTACTATAGGATGAATTATTTCTTCTGATAATCTAAATTTAGATTTTACATTAATATCTACAGGTAAAGGTTCATATAATTTAACTAATATTTCAGTAGGTTCGGTTATACTATCTATTGCAAAATTTATTGCTGTAACTTTAGTGTTATTTCTGAAACTTAAGATAAATTCTCTAAAATATGATTGCCCTTCAATTAGACCTATAATCTTTTTAAACCCATTTATTAAGTTTTCATCAGTTAAAGAATCACTTTTTATTCTTAATTCTTTTCTAGAAGGCGATATTTCTGAAATGAAAAAGGGTTTTACTAAACTATCAACAATAAGTTTTCTATAAAAGCCTAATTGTAATTTATATTGACCTGTTGTAAATCCAAAATCTTTTAATGTTTGGGTATAGTCAATATTAATTTCATTATATAAACCATTAGGGTCAGTTATATTTTCTTGGGGCTTAAATTTTCTAAAGTCTTCTCTAGATAATAATAGTCTATCATTTAGGTCATAGATATATAACTCAACATTATCTTCTTTTCTACCAAACTTTCTAACTAAAGTTTTAGTAGGAATTAATGCTAAATCTTCACTGTTGAGATTATTTATTATTTCTTGGCTGATTATCATCCTTGTGTATTAGCGTAGTTTAAAAAACTTTGTAATTTTTCTTTAACTTTATCCCCTACTAAATCAGAAACTTTATCAATAAGACTTTGGAATGCATCACTATTTCTTATAACACCAGGGAGGCCACTAACTAGTTGGTTTAAACGGCTATCAACTCTATTTCTAATATCATTTGCTATACCATCAACTTCAGAAATATCTATACTAATAGCATCTAAGGCGGGTAGTGAACTAAAATCTCCAGATTCTATTTCTCTAATTCTGGCTCTTAATTTATTAATTTCAGCATCCTTAGTATCATCAGTTATATTTTCACCTATAAATAATTCACCATCTTTTATAAATGATCCTTGTTCAAAATTACCTTCACTTAAATTAGGTCCCGTTTTTATTTGGTCTAATATTTTTATTGAAGCTTCAGGGTACCAATTTTCACCACCTACTGGTCCAGTATATCCTAAAACTTTAAGTAGTACCTGATGAAAGCCATCATTATAATCGATTTGTCTTTTAAATCCTTTATCCATATAATAATAGTCAGAAGAGTCTTTTTTAGATACTATTGTGCCGTTTCTAAAAAATGGGTGCTCTGGTTCTGTTTGGCTTGAATTAGCTAATAATAATTCTCTTTCAAGTCTTGCTATTTCTTCATTCAAATTATTAATAGTTTCATCCTTAGGATCACTTATACTAAAACCTTTTACATATTCTCTACTTTTAGAAATTAAAGCAACATGTGATTCGTTTCCTAGTTTAGGTATATCAAAAAATAATGAGTTATATAATTGGAAAAATTGTGTTATAGAAAAAGTATCTTCTTTTTTTTGGAGTTCTTCAAAACTATTATCTATTATTCTATTAAATGAACTCCTTGAAAACACTTCTCTATCTAATTTAATAGTATTATTTTCAATAATTTGAACTTCTTCTAATTCAAGATTTTCAATTTGTGTACTAACAGGTCTTATAGATACTTGGGGCCTTCTAGAACGCAGAATACCCCTATCTGCCCTCCTAGTAGGTGCTAAAGATCTACCCCCTTCAGGAGTAGACCTTTCTTCAGAATTATCTTCTATTCTAATATTTGTATTAGGTGAGTATGCCATTAGTGGTTATTTACTACTTTAAAATAATAATTGTCGTCATAAACCCTAATTCCATCATTATTTTCGTGTTTGAATAATAATTTATAATATCTTCCTGCTTGTAATCCATTCATAAATATTTTAAAATGCATTCCTTCTGCATCTGCTGATAGCTTTGAGTGGTCTCCAAATGGTATAATGGTTTCATCTGTTGCATAATCTACTAATGAGTAAAAAGATTTACTAGTAAAATAATTTACATCTAAAAAGTTTGAAGAAGTAACAAATTTTCGGGTGGGGTATAATTCTCTAACATTTAATCTGAATTTAACTTCTTCTATTTGATTGTATTTTTCTTTATTATTTCTTAAAGTAACATAACATTCTCCAGTGGTTTTTACTTTATCATCTGTAGCAGAACCCGTATCATATACTGAATCATCCCAAGAAAAATCTAAATATGGGGGGTATATAGTATGAGTATCTAAACTAAAGAAATTTAAAGTACCATCTAAATTAGAATTAAATTCTCTTGATCCAGTTCTTTTTATAATAAACCCATTATTAGGAATTCCATTAGGATAACTTGAACCTAATTTACTTCCACTATAAAATTTTAAAACAGGGGAAGTAACATCAAAATTTAAATCTAATTCGTCTTGAAAACTATAAGATCTAGTTACTTCAAAACCGTCACCGTAGTACCAAATTCCTCCTCCTTGGTTTTCACCCCCTAAAGATCCTGTAAATTCTACATCTAGTTGAGATTCATCATGTCCTGATAGGGTCCAAGAAGTTTGTAAAGTATCGTTATCTCTAAACTTCCAAGAACAACCGTCTGTTGTAAATGGGGTGTTATCTATTCTACCAGTGCCATTGTTCCAATCTTCCCCCAAAGGGTACACTTCTATTACTTGATCTGAATTTAGGTTTACATGTTCTGTAGCATATAAATTTAAACTAGCAGAAAAGGGACCCGATATTTTATTATCTACAACATCTTGGATATTGCTGTCTTTAAATTTAATTAAGATTCTTGAGGGATAATAACCCCCTAAATATTCTTCATCTAAAATTGTTAATACTTCATCAATACCTGCGTTAGCTTCATCTTTTAAAGGATGACTATATATAGTAGTATCTTTTTCGGGGAATATAAAGTAATGTGCCATAGTTATAGTGATTTAACTCTTCCTTTGATATCTGCATTAGGATATTTAACTTCAAAAATAGAGGGATCTAAAGAAGGATATATAATTCCATTAACAGTAGCCTGCTCTATATCATACTTATATTTTGAATACCCTAAAACTTCACTAAATTTATTATTAACATTAACAGATCCTATGGAAGCTACTCCATCTACAGTACCTAATACATTAAAAATTTCATTTATTATAATAGGTTGGTTTATTTGCCACCTATCAATATTAAAAAACTTTTTTAATTCATTTATACAATTAGTTACAACTTCACCATTATTAAAATTTTTAAATGTAGTTATTTCGAACTCTACATCTATATTAATAACAAAGGCATTTTTAATATTAATAGCATCTGTTAGCATTCTATATTGCTCTAGATAAGTAGCTAAATTTTCTTTAGCAGCTACACTTAAATTAGTTAATTGTTTAGAAGAATTATAACCTAAGGTATATAAATTTAAACCATTAGGGTTAGCTATTCTTCTACTTGTTTCAATACTGATTTGATCATCTTTAATAAGATATGCCTTAGCAACCTTACCAAATTTAGGTGGCATCACTAATGACCTAAATAAATAATCTTCTTTAGTAACAGCTCTTTGTTGTGCATTAAAATTAGCTGCAGCATTTAATCTTATATCATCGTTAGTATCACCAGGTCCCCCACCAGATGCCGGGTTAGGGTTTGTTACAGCTAAAGATGAAATTTGATCCGATACACTTTGACCTGCATTATTGGCTCTAGTACTAAGTGTGCCCGTTCTTGTAATAGTATTACTGGGAACATTAGAATTTAATCCTCCTCCTTTTAAGTATGTTACAGTTAAAGTAGTATTACTAGGTACTTCTCCATAAGCCTTAGTATATAAAAAGTTAGAAGGATCATAAGCTAGATCTAATTGACTTCTACCATCATTTATCCCTAAACCAACATTATCTGGGTTAGGGATAATTTCCTCATCCGGAGAACTAGAAATACCGGAACCAAACTGAATTTCTAGGCTATTATTTGCTTTAAATCTACTTACAAATCTTTTAGGTACTTTTTTGGTTTTTAGTAAAAAAGGTACTTCATCATTATACTGGGATAAAACAGGATCGTTAGATGAAACATTTAGAACTTCTTCAAATACTGTTTCTTGTGCTAAATAAGGAACTTCTGTATACGAATTATTATCGCTATCAGTAATTGACTCTATACTAATAATATCAGTATCTTTAATATTTAGGGTTAAAAATCTTTCAGGACTTCCTACAGTAAATACTTTAGATACAGGTTTACCACTAATTGCTTTTACGCTTTTCTTTAAAAGATATTTTAAAGGTTCATTAGTAGTAGGATCAATACTAAATACTGAAATTTCTGTAGGGTCAAAAGAGGAAGAAAAAGAAAAATTTACATCTTCTTGTGTAAGAAACTCTATTTTAGTATTATTTGCGGGTAAAAATGAAGATCCCTTTTTAACAGTTAAAGTTTTTGTAAAATCAGGACCAGTAGCTCCTGCGGGAACAGTTTGAGTAATATCTAAAACTACTGATGATGCATTTGTTACTTGGGGTTTATAGCCTAAATTATAAGCAAGGTCAAATAAATTTTCTCTTTCTTGAGCATATTCAAGTAAGGTTTCTTGTAGTTGAGTATCAGTATAAAAAGATAATACATCTCCAACGTACGCAGCCATTTCTATAAACATCATTCCAGGACTACCTTCTGAAAAATCATTAGCAGTATCTGGGTAATAGATTTTTGCAAAATCTATCAATTGTTGTTTTAGCTGATTATAATCTCTATTAAGATAATTTACAGTTTTATTTTCGCTATTTACTTTAGAATATGACATTAGTAATTAAGTGTTAGTGTTACTGCATCCATAGTATTATTAGATAATAATTTATAAATAACGTTTAAAACTATTTCATGATCAGATTTAGAAATTTCTATATTATCTATTTCTATTTGTGGTACAAATGTTTCAGTTTGTCTAGTAACCGTTGATTTTATTGATTCGGCATCTATTTCTTGGCTAAATAATTGTGTACTTATACCTACACCAAATAAAGGTTCATTAAATCTTTCTCCGGGATTTGTTAATAAAAGATTAATTAAGTTAGTTTTTACTTGATCTTTAGTAGTGTAATTTAATTCAAAGGGACTTCCCGTAGATCTAAAAGGTAATCTTAAGCCTAAAGCTTTTTTAGGTTCTAAATCTACCGGATCAATTTCTATTAATTCCCTTTGTTTAAATCTTATAGCCATTAGGGTCTAAAATTCTTATTTTTTTCCATTGCATTCATTAAAGGCCCATAATCTTTATTTATAAATTGATTTACAGGATCATTAGCAGTAAATACTTCTTCATTAGATGGTGAAACTGCTGTTTCATTTAATAATGAATCTAAGGTATTATTTCCCGTGTTAAAATTAGGTAATTGTTGTTGGATTTTTGATCTAAATTCCTCTTTAGTAGCTTTATCTTCTACTTTTTCTTTTATAATAGGTTTATTAGTAGATAATTCTTCCTTTAATAATGCTAATTCACGTCTTAAAGCATAATCGATTTCTTCTCTTACAACTTTTCTAATAATTTTTTCAAATGCACTTAATTTCATCTCTATTAGTTTTTAATAAATATATTACTTTTTAATTATTTTATACCCTGTTTCAAATACTTTACCTGGCTTAGATTCTCTTTTAATGATTTCAAAGAATTTTTCTTTATTAGAATTTTCTAAATTATCTAATATTTCTTCTGGGTTCTCAAATTGTACTACAGTAGTTTCACTAAGGGTATCATTATCTGTTAAATCGCTGAATTCAGATATGATTTGTAAAAAAATAGTATCGGCAATTAAGCATTGAGCTTGTATTTGAGGTTTTATATTATTTAATACTTGTAATCCGTTAATACAAGTTTTATCTATAGGAGCTACTTGCGATAAAATATAATCTTTTATTTCGTCTAATATTTTAGTTATAGAATCAAATTCATTTATTTTTGATTGGGCTTTTTTTAAAGCATCATCTAAATTAACTATGGCACCACCACCTGCTCCTGGGATTGGTGCACCTACAGGGGTTGTTAAAGGTAAAGCATTTAAACCTGCTCTTCCTACAGTAATTACAATTCTTAAAGTAGGTATAAATTCTCTAGCAATATCTATAAATTCAGTTAGTTTATTAAATCTATCAGTCATAGAAGAAATTTCTTGTTGAATACCTTCTATTTGGGTTATTTTTTGATCTAGTTTATTTTCAATATTTTTACACTTATCTTTTAAAGCCTTATGTTTTTTAGTTATAATATCTAAAGCTTCTTTTGTTTCGGGAAGTGTAGCTAGCTGTTGTCTAATAGTTTCTTCTGAGGGGAGTTGCTTAAGTAATTCTGCTTTTAAATTTTTTTCTGAAGCAGCATTTTTAAGTTTACTTTTTGCACTTTCTACTGCTAAAGTATTAGATGAAATAGTACTATTGAATATATTCTGTATCATGTTAAAAATACTTTATTACTTTTTATTTCATCTAAACTGTTTTTTAAGCTTTCGATTCTGGTTTTTGTAGCTTGAACTTTAGAAGGAAATGTAGCATCAGGTGCACAAGGACCTATAGGAGGAGCTATAGGAGCTAATAATAATAAATCTACATTATACATATTTTCTATAATAGCTAATATTTCTTTTAATTTTTCTATTAATTCATTAGATTTTACAGCTGCGTTTTCGATTGTAGTTCCACCTGAATCGATACCTAATTGTATTCTTGGGGAATCAACCATAAACATACAGTTAGGGTTACTAGATTTAGTATTAAAATGGATTTCTCCATTAGTTGTAAATAACATCCCATTATTAGAAATAAAATAACTATCGTCGCCAGAATCTAAAAGAATCCTACCTTGACTTTTTCCTATTAACTGTTTACCTTTATACTGGTCTGGACTAAATGGTTGCCAGTGTCCTTTTTTATTATCTCCGTTTATATGTGGCATTATCCGTTAGCTCTTTGGTATACTAATTTAGCGTTTTGTAGATAATCAATACCTCCTTTTTTTCCATTAGGAGCTTCACCATCTACTTGTCCATATACACCTTCTCTAAATATATTTTTTTCATCTATCCCTAATAATTCTAAATACCTAGGAACAAAAAATCCAGGACATGCAGTACTTCGTGGTGTCCTTGCTACTTCTGGTAATCCCCCCATTTGGTTATGTCCACCTACTTGAATATTAGGGTATTTTTCTATATATGCTAAGATTAAGTTTTGCAATGTATAAGCCTGGGATCTAGTTATATCAATGGGAGATAGCTGAGTACCACCTATCCAACTAATATTTACAGCATTTGCATTAGTTTTTCTAGAGCAGACTTTCCAAAAATCAGGGGCTACATTCTGTGTTTGTTCTAATTCGGTAAATGATAAAGGACCTCCTACACCACTAGTTGCAACACTATCGTTATAGAATCTTACAGCTAAACCTGGGTCTATATTTGCCGGTATAGTTATATTATACCCAGCAGTTTTCCAAGGTTTTTTACCTCTTGTATTATCAGGTAAAAAATGGGTTGCTATAATATCTACGGGATTACATGATAAAGGTTGAGCAGTTTCATGAATCCATAAATATTTAATATTTCTACCCCCTGAATTACTTGATGGTACTATTCTAGCAGGTCGTGGGATTGTAAGAGGCTGTCCCTTATAATTACGAGCTATAACAGTTTCTCCTGAATCCCATCTATCTTTTAAACTTGTGTAATCATGTCTTTGAGTCATTAGAGGACTAGGATTATCTCTTGATCCTACAGGAGCATTACTGTTAGTATAAGTAGGACTAGCATCTTCTTCGTTAGCAGGTTCTGTAAAAGAAAGAAAATATATTTCTGGGGTAAATTCCTCAATAGCTCCTTCTTCAACGGCTTCATCTAATAAAGCAAAAATAGGATCTTGATCCGTAGTTAAAGTTTGGGGATCAAAAGCAGGTGGTTCAGCCTGAGTTTCTTCTACTATTTCTTCTTCTTCTGTTTCTATTTCTTCTACTAAAGGAATAGGATCGGGAATAATAATAGGATCAGGAGTATCTTCTATTAATACTTGTTCTGTCGTTGGTTCTTCAAATTCTACTCCTAAAGTTTGAGTATTATTACTAGATACTTGCAAATTAGAAACATTTTGGTTACTTAACATCCACATAGAAGCATTAAGACTATTTATATCTTCTAACGAAGCATCACCATCAATAGGAATTGATGAACCATTAGCTATAATAGTAACTGGTTCTCCTTCACTATCGTTATCAGACCAGTTATTAGCTCCCTGTTTATTTGAAGCCCCAAATCTGATTGATTGACCATATCTTCCTTCAAAACTAACGTCACCTGTAAAAGGTTGTAAATTTTTGAGTCCTTTATCTTCAAATTCACCTAAATCTACCCCATCTTCAGATGTAGTTGTGGTTTGTTCTACTACGGGAGCTAATTGTTTTAACGCATTCATTTCAGCTTTCCTCTCAGCTATATATTCTCTTGTTGAAGTTCCTATTCCTGTTGCTTGTTCTAAAGTTTCAACATTTTCTAATGTTATAGTAATTGTAAAACTCCCATCATCATTTATGTCTTTTTTACGGTCTATTTGGTTCGTTCTAATTTGTCCTTCTCGAACGGTTCTTGTGGTAGTAGTTGTAGTAGTATTTTGTTGAATACCCCTAGTAGCTTCTTGGTTACTAGTAATATTTTTAGGAGTATCTCTTTCTGAAGGTAAAGCATTATGTTCTGAACTATTATGAACATTTAGGGGTGGATAATAATAGTAAGCTTGTCGGCTTCTTTCTCCATTAATTTTATTATAAATTTTTGAAGATGGTCCTGCAAATAATTGTACTATTTCGTTTTTTAGAGGAATAGCATTAATAAAAGGAAGAGCAGGAAGAGCAGGAATTAATGTTTTTGGGTTCGCACTAGTATCATCATTTCTCACTTTTGAGAAAAATATAACACCTATAGAATCTTTTCCCTTATACTCAGGATGACTTTTATCTAAAATAGCATCACCTACTCTACCCATAATAAAAGAGGGAGTATTAAATGTATTTAAAGTACTTAGATTATTACTGTTTGTCTTTTGTCTTCGACTCATCTTTTGCTACTTCTTCAGCTATTTGTTGAAGTTGTTTTAATTCTTCATCTGTAAGTAATGAGTCTCCGTTTCCTGAATTAGAATTGTTTTGTAAACGTTGAATAACGGCCATCATTTTTATTAAATGTTCATCATTCTTTACACTTACTTCTAAATATTCTTTTATAAGAGGTACTACTACTGGTGCATCTCCGATATTTTGTATTAAGGGTTTTAATTCAGCAATTAAAGAATTAATTTGTTTATCCTTTTTCTTACTATTATTATAAATTTCCTTAAATACATCAGATGATGATTTACCTTCAAATATTATAGTATCAAGTGGGTTACTCATGTTTATAAATATACCCAGTTTCAAGATATTGAGAATAGCAACTTAAATATACTTTTTTCATTGCTTTTACTACTTTAGTTATAACAGGAGTTTCTATTCCTGTTATTTCTCTTATATAAATATAAATAGCCTTTTTATTAAATATTTCTAAAGATTCTCTTTTACTAAAAACTGTTAGAATAGCCTCCGCTACTAGTATTTCTTCGTGCTTTTTAAAAGTTTTAAACAAAATACTATCCATATAAGCTATATAAAGATCTAAAAATTCAACTTTTTCATCCCTAGTTTTTTTTCTATCAAATTCATTTAAAATATTATCGTCAGTATCTACTTCTATAAGATCTGCCTTAATTTTTTTCTTAGCATAGTTTTTATTATTGTAAAGGATTAAATAGTTTTTACCAACTATACTAAAATATGAAAAAGCTTTACCCTTACCTACTTTAAAGTAATGTAGTTTTTCTAATAAAAAGCAAATAACCTCGTGTTTTAAATCTTCGAGATCATCTACTTCAGTATAATAAAATTTAAATGTGTGAATTAAGTTTTCGGCTAATTTATAAAATGAATGGTGGATTCGTTCATTATAAATTTTATTCCTTAAAACTTGATCTTCACTAGCTAAATATTCAATTATAGCTAATTCTGTGTCTTCTGTAAAATATTGTCTTTTACTTTTGCGTCCTCTTTTTTTTGCCATTTAGATTAGCGAAGGCGAAATTCGTTAAGTGCCTCCTGAATCTTCTTAACTTCCTGAAAAAACCAACCTATTTCATCATCTGCTATAAAAGACCCCTTATCATCTATTTGATTTAGTCTTCTATCACATTGGTCTATAGCTTCGCTTTGTTTTGTTATAAAATCTTCTAGTTCTTCGTTTTTCTTTATAACATTTCGAATAGCAAATCCGGCTATAATTAATAGGGCTGATAATATTGCAATTATAATTTCCATTTAATCTGTAAAGAATGAATCAATAATTGATTTTGTTTTTTCGTTGAAATTAGGATTATTTTCTACGTTAATCGCTTTAGCCTTCCTTATAGTTTTATCAGCTTTAGAGGCATTAGCGGGTTTAGACGATTGTTGTACAACCGAATTTCCAGAACTCCACATTTGGAATTCTATTTCTTGAGCAGTTTGGATTGCTTGATGAATTAATAATGGTAAATGGGTTCTAAATTTAGTTTCTTTTTGACCACTATAAAAATAGAATTTATTACTTTCATCAAATAATCCTTCTTGGTTACGAATAGCTAAATATTCGTTATGAGATATTTTAATACCAGCATCTTGAAGGAGATAAATAGTACGGTCATAAACTTTCATAGCGGGTACATGTTCATTAAACTTATATACCATACCTAAGTTTTTTACATGCCAATCAGAATCATTTTTAGTAAAATATTCATTATTCCAATCTCCTAATTTACCTAATTGACAAAATAAGGATACAAAATTTAATTCTTCACCTGTATAGGATTCGGTAGCCCCATGGAAGTTATATAACTTATCTAGTTGATTAGCTATTTTATTTACTCTTAATATATGATCTAAATAACCCCCCGGAAAGGCATTATTAAACCAATCTTTAGATGAAGCCGGGGCAAACATCATACGTTCTTTAAGACAATCTGTTAAGGTTTTTAGCTTTTCTAAACGTTCACCTTCAAAATTAGCTTCCAAAACCCCATTAAAGTTTTCAAAGTTAACCTTTATTTGTTCTGCTCCAACCATTTTATTTACCTCCTAAAAATCCTACTCGTGTTTGGTCATTTTCAGGGGTAATACTAATAATATTTTGTAATTCTTCGTATAACTCCTTTAAATCATTCTCCATATAATGGATTGCTTGTTGATTTTGCCCACGTTTAACATGATTATGTACTTGAGCTAGCCCTTGATCTAAACGATCTAAAGCAGTTTGTAATTGTTTTTTATAAGCCATAATAAATTTTTGTGTAATATACAAACCAATTTATTGGTTTCCAAATTTTCTGTAAAAAGAATTACAGGTTTTTAATCTTTTAGTTAAAGTTTTTTTATTATCCATGTTAGGATGGTGAGCTAAAAAATCACTACTTAAGAGATTTAGTGAGTTAATAAACTCTAATGTTTCACCTACATAATTAAGCTCATCCCTATTTTCAATAGGGATAGTGTTTTTTAAATGAACTAATTTTTGAGTAATAGTTTTTTTCCACACATCGAACTGTGCGTCTGTATCTATACTATCGAAAAAACTGTTTAATGACATAATATGCGACTATGCGATCCGTTGCGACCCTTACCCTTACCCCCTACAGTAAGGGAAGATACGATAAAAAGTATGAAAGACCAAATTAAGGTTTAGAAACAGAAGGATCTAATTGGTAAACAAAAACATTATTAGTTCTTAATAAACCTTGATCTACTAATCCATCTGCTTCTTCAGGCGTAAAAGATATATATTTCCCAAATCTATTTTCACTATTCCACCATATAAAATGATCTATATTTTTACTTGTAGAATAATGTTTAATTAAATTTTTAGTAAATGATTTTCTAAGTTTAATAGGATTATCTAATATATCCTCAGTAAAATATTTTTTAGCATCTCCTTTTGGATGAGCTTTTTCTTCAAAATCAATTACAGCATCTAATAGTTCTTTACTATCCATTTCCTCTTCATCTACTAAATTAGTAATAAGAGTTGTTAATTTTTGATCAGATTTATCATATTTTACAGCTAATTGCCCTAAAGCTGTGCGTTCAAACCCTTCAAATTTTCTATCTCTTCCCCCTAAACGAGCACTAGAACCTTTTACCTCTAATGATTTTCCATTCCAATCTAAATCACCCGCACCTGCAGACGCCATTTTTACATCCTTAAATAATAATGCCATAGCTACCTCTCCTTTACCTACACCCCTTCCACTTTCTTTCCCGGAAAAATTGAACATTTTAGTAAGAGTATCTCTAGATATTCCTGATTTTTCTTCAAAAAATTCTAAAAAATTACCTTCTTTACCAATCTCACTATATCCGGGTTTTTCTAAATCTATATATTTTTTTAAATCACCACTATTAGATAATAAATCAAATATAACTTGTGGTGCATTAGATGTATCTACAGTTTTATCAGTAACATTTGAGTCAGTAGCTACACCAAAGAATCCTTTTTCACCTGGCCTGTTAATAATAAATTTATAAATCTTATCAAGCGCTTTTTGGTCATCTTTAATTTGATTTAAAATATCTGTGATATCTTTGATTGTTATTTCTTTCTCTTCTTTTTCTTCTTGTTCAGTTATAACTTGTTTTTGAAACTCAGGCAGTGAAATTTCCCATTCATTAAGGATATCCTTAAGAACCTTAAGATCAGAGGGGCTATCCATGTCTGGATAGCCCTTCTTGCATCTATATGCCCATTCGCTTAATAAAGCGTCTATATTGACCATTGAAGTAAGTTTTTAACCTTTTATATTAGCGAGTTTTTTAAAGCGAGCAGCACCATCAAAAGATTCATTTAATCCTTGATTAACATCAGTAGCATCGGCTTTTACTTTAGAAACTTGATCAGCTCTATAATTAGGATAACCAACGGCTTCTTCTTGACGTCCACCTCCTTTTATACCACTACTAGCACCAGTCTGACCAAGGAATTTAGCAATGCCTTTAGCGGTACTTCCTGCATCCTGTATTGCTTTCTTTAAGCCTTCTTTTCCTCCAGCTGCCATAAAAGCTGCACCTAAATTAGCAGCCATTACACCCCCTAACATTGCTAATTCAGAAGCAGTTATCATATCTTCATTAAGATTTGTATTTTCTTCTAAATCTTCCTCTTCGCCTTCTTCTTCTCCTTCTTCCTCTTCACCTTCTGCTTCATCTTCATCATCAACGATAGGCTTAAGCATGTTAAAGATTTGCTTTAAAGTATCTAGGGCTTCATCCCCTTTATCTTCAGGTTCATCAGTAGTGACTTTTACTTCGTCATCACCTTCTTCTTCACCAAGGTAAGCATCTAGCTCTTCCTTAATTAATTTGTTTAATTCTTCAATAGTCATTTTATTTATTTTTAAAAATTTCTTTTAATATAGAACGAATTTCTGTTCTAACGGATTCTTTAAGTTGGATTTCAATTGCTTTATCAATTGTAAATTTTTCTTTAACTTCTTTCATTGAATGGTCTCCCATTTCTTTTACAAAAGATTTAAAAGTAGGCTTTCTACCTTCTATTCTAGAAGTTACTGTTTCATAATGTTCCATCATAGAGTAATATGCCGGAACATCTTTTAAATTTTTTAATACGGTTTCAGTAGCTTTTTCTCTTTGTTCTTCATTAGACTCTCTTAGTCCCGTTCCTAATTTAGCAAGTTCTGCATTCATTCCCTTTTTAAATTCATAGGGATTTACAGACTCAAATTCTAAATCTACAGAACCTCTAGCACCCTGA